CAACCCTGCGAGCAAAAGCAGGGAAATAGATATTACTATACCAAGAGAGAGGATTCTTGTTCGTTGTGATAATGATAGTCTTGGAGTTGAAATTGATAGACCCGCCTTTAATCTCCACATTGAGTGGATATCGATCGCAAAGTCGCAAGAGCTGGTCATAGGGAATCCATCCATAAAATTCATCAAGTACGACTGAGTCGTGTCCTGAATATCCATCCCACCAGTTTGATCGTGGTTTCCAAAAAGCGTTGGGATAGTTGTCTTGGGCCCATTTGGATTTTCCAGTCCCAGTTGGTCCCTGGACGACATAAACCTGCGTTTTAAAGTCCCTTGGCTTGCTTTGTAATAATGAGTAATGAGCGAATGCTCGGTGGTATTTTACCCACATTTCAAAATCATCATCCGCTATCTCCAGCTGACTCGCTCCAGACTTCAATTGAGTCTGAATCGCTGACAATCGTTCCTTCACCGTCCGTTTCCCCTGGCTCGTCGTGAACAATTCTTCGAATGTCCCGTCGAAGCCAAACGAAATCACAGACCGCAAGTTCGAGTTCGTCCATCCAAGAGTCTCTGAAACGAAATTCAACACCTCTGTGGAAGAGGAATTCACAGACTCTGTCGAGTGTCGCAACTCCGCCGGCCATGTCTTCAGCACGTAGGACAATGCGTTCTGCCGAGTGCCCCGACGCATCTCCAAGTGTGGTTCCCCATAAAAGAGTGCCTTCACCTGGCTCAGCGTCCGGTTGGCCGTCAGTTCGAGGTATCCTTGGTAATGAGGGGTGCCCGTTACGTCTCCACGTTCTAGTGTCGCGACGCATAGTTTGATTTGTGTCGTGGATCGAAAGAGCTGCGTGTTTTCCGGGTTGTTTAGGGTCCAGACCCAGTTCCGTGAGGTCTGCGGCATAGGCCGAAGTTCGAAATCTGGCTTAGTATTACCCAGATTGCTGAACATTGAACCTGGGCTAGGGTTCACAAATGATTGGTTCACAGTTGTTTCTGGAACCTTCGTTGACTGTTGTGACTGTCACTTTCGCACGTGACGTTGCAGTGCGATTCGCACCACGTCTGTCGTAGAGTACAGAAGACCTCTTGCTGTAGCAGGAGGCGCTCAAGCCACTCGTCTCCTTTGGGACAATCGTCAAGCGATTATGCGTTATGGACGTTCGGCGTTCAATTATGCGAGGCGTCAAGCCGGTATCCAGAGGCGTCGTTTTGGTCCTGGACGTGGTTACACCGGTTTGCGAGGTAGTCGAGGTTATCGTACATCCCGCGCTGCGGGTACTAAGATGGCTGGCGTTCGCTCCGGCCAAGGTGTTACAGTACAGCATGATGCTCGTACGATCTATCGTAAGAGCCGTATGCCTCGGCGGAAAAGGAAAATGTGGCGCGCGTTTTCCCGTAAAGTTCACGCGGTTGCGGAACAGGATCTTGGGACGCGTACCGTAGTCTTGAACCGTTCGATCACTTTCAATAATGACGTTGCTGCTAACCATGGCATTGCGTATTTGTCGTTGTATTCTGCTAATGGTGTCGGTGATACCTGGATGCAAGATTTAAATACTATTTCCGGTTTGGAAAATGTAAATGCGAATCCTACAGCGGCTGCTGGTGAAACTGTCCAAGAGAGCACAAAGTTTATCTTCAAGAGTGCTATACTGGATGTTACGTTTCGTAATACGTCTGGTTATAACAGTGGGGAGAATATTGTCGCAGCACCCGAAGCGAAGTTGGAGGTTGATGTGTATGAGTTTTTATCAAGCCGCGAATGGGGCGATACAATTGCTAATTACAGTGATATTACAGCTGCACTTGCAGTTGGTTCTACGGTTGCTGAAAATCTCGGTGGCGCTGGAACCGGGATTACTCTTCCATTGCGAGGAGTGACCCCTTGGGATCTCCCGTATGCTCTAGGCTATTGGCGTTTGAAGATTATCAAGAAGACTAAATATTTCTTGAACAATCTTGACACGTTTACTTATCAAATCCGCGATCCGAAGCGTCGTGTGATTACTCAACGGAAGATGGATACTATTGATGGTGGAAATCTTCCAAAATGGTCTCGTCACGTGCTTGTTATTTTCAAGCTTACTCCTGGATTGAATGTCAGCAGTGCTGACAATGATTATACCGAAAGACTTGCTGTCGGTATGACCCGTAAATATTTTTACAAGATCGAGGGCTCGAATGATGACCGTGATCGTTATTTGGCTAATACTTAATTATGCGCCCGCGAGGGGTCCCCTCCGGGGACGCGAGGCGTCTGCTTACTTAGGCTAAGGTTTTAGGATTATAACTCTATAAATCTAGCTTCATTGAAATCCGTAAATTCTTCCATACTCCCGTGATTAATAATAATCCATTTCTCAACCCTGCGAGCAAAAGCAGGGAAATAGATATTACTATACCAAGAGAGAGGATTCTTGTTCGTTGTGATAATGATAGTCTTGGAGTTGAAATTGATAGACCCGCCTTTAATCTCCACATT